CGGCAAAGCGCCGCCCGGACATGCACGCTTTCGCGTTAACTCACTCCTTTTTCAGGCGTGTCTCCGAGGAGTTATTAGTGCTGCAGGTTTCTCATGGTCGACTGGTCGATCCATAGAATCCCCGATTCAGGCAATCGGGTCAGACAAGGGGAGGTCGAACTCAGGGAGTCAATTGGATAAGCAAGTGCGCCTCGATTGGGGTCTCCGCAAAAGGAGCCTTACTAAAGCATTGGCTACACGAATACCGGGGGCCGGCTCCTACGTATCACAGTAAGATTAATCGCTTCACCCACTCTGAGCAATCAACACCATCATCCATTTACACGGTAAGGAATCACCCCAAAGATTCCCACTACATAACCTTCCATCTGAACCAGCGTCGAATTTCGTCGGATCTCCGCGTTAAACATCAGGTAGCTGGCCTCCTGAATCACTTGGAAATAACTAGTTCGTCCTTCGTCGGATCAACTACTTCACTAGAGATAGTCTCCCTGCTATCGCACTGCCGGATCCACAGACCGACCACTCTCACTTTCAATGGATAAACACAACCCTCCCGCCACCGGGAGGCCCCCTATCCACACCGAAGCCCCAAGGAGGAAGTTTGGGGGCAAAGGATTTGTTTTTGTAACGATGACACCTGTCGCTCACAAGGAAGTGCGGACGAGTTGTCAGTAGAGGATTGTCAGTCATCCACATCGAACTGTCACACGACCTGAGACGCTCCGGAAAGTATTCCTGGAAGAATACTAAGAGTTCCTTAGGCCAGACAAAGGCCCAACGCGTGCCATCGTATTGATAGATTTTCTGGAGTCCAGCGGGTTTACTGGACTTTTGGGATTTGTAATAGACCCTGTCGATCTTCTCCTTCAGCGGCTTCACCTTCTTGCCCAACCAAAGATCGACACATTCACGCTGCAGGACAGCGGATTTCTCTAATACAAACCGGTAGGTGCGTGAGTCAGGGACCGGTCCTACGACCGTCTCCATGGATCTCCGCACTCCGGTACTCAGAACAGGTGCAGGCCCCACCAGGCATGCAGTCCTGAACCACTTCCGCTTCAAGAGTTCTTGCCTCCACCGAGGGGTTAGACAGCCAACATCCGAAAGCGGTCCGCGGATCATGATCTCATGCCTACACATGTCGTTCACAATCATTAGTTGTACGGACCACCTGAATGTCTGAATCCCATCAACGATGGACTTTAATATTGAGCCGGGAGCGTGCCGGTTGGTCCGGAGAAAAGAGAGTACAGGCTTGCCAATGAACCTGTGGAGTACCCGATCGTAAGTTCGACTGTTCAGGTCGAGCCATCTTGTACTACGCTCTGTCTTCTCCTTATTGACAACGAATCCGAAAGTTTCGACAATGCGAGTCCAGGTTCCGAAGAACTCGTCGTCACCGTTAAACAAACAATCGTCTCCGTTGAACCTACCAACACGCTTTTCTCCTCCTCCGTCCCTGATATCGCAGGCGATATCAAAACAAGCCTTGTTCAAGAGACACAACAATGGGAAACTGACTAGGTTTCCCATCATTGAACCTCGCTTTATCAAGTTGCCCTGACCCGGATGACAACGGGTCGGCTTGTATCGGACTTCGTCGAAGCTCCTTAGCAACATCTCTCTCTCTACTTCTGTCAGTTCAGGACATTCCGAGATGACCCTGACGATGCAATTGACGGCGGGAAGATAGATATTATCGGTGGCTGCCTGGTAGTCACCGGAAATAAAAACCTCCCCCTCTCTGCGATCGCCGATCACGGCCTCGAAATCCTCTTTTTGCACATCCCCACGCACACACCAGCCGAACGAGCTGATGTAGTCGTAGAGGGCGTTATGAACAGGGGTCAGCACTCTCTTGACCTCTGCGGACTGCATCGTCACGACGCGATGCTTTCCTTTTTGCTTGGCAACTCCCAACACCACCCTATTCGGCAGGCCCGAATAAGAGGATGGTGCGCAGGCGAGAGTTCCCCCTTCGGAGGAAGGGATTTCATAACAACCCTGCTGGTCAGGGACATACTCACCGAACACCGGTACCTTTCCTTCCTTCCTATGTCCTTCAAGCCCCCTCCCCCACCCGGAGATCAACTGGCGGACACGCACCTCCAGTGTCGGCAACCAGGATCTGCAACGGGTCGTAGACGCAAGTGGCACGTCGCTGTCAACGTGTTCCATCCACTTCATCTTCGCTCTTTCGAACGCGCGCTGGTCGCAAGGATGGCAATCGCCGTCGAACAGACGATTACAGGACTTGATCGCTGAGGCAGCTCTACGATAAGCCCTAACACCCCTACGGGATCGTATGCATTTCAGCATACACGCACTCTTTTCTCCCCAAGCCTCTCTTATGGACGCGCAGTCATTGCCCCTAGGGACACCAACATCTGGAATTCTGAATTCCGCGGAGATGATGGAGACTGCTCGTTTGAGAGCACATGTCAGTGACTCTGCTGCAGGGCAGCGAGCATTAACAGAAAGTGGCGCGGCGTCAGAGCCGTGCACAGTCTGGAC